CCGCGATGGTGTAGCCCGTGGTGAACGTGCAGTCGGCTAGCGTGCGCGGGGTGGTGAAATGGCTGGGTTTCATGGGTTGTTACCTTCAATAAGACGGGCAATGCACCCGCCGTAGTTTGTGTTCGGGCAGTCTACGTCCCACTGGCGGGCAACCCTGGCGCAGCGCTGGCGTTCGGCGGCTGCGCCGTTCTCGCGCTCTGCTTCCATTGCCATCTTGATCACAAACCTCGTCGCCGCCTCAAAACGCTTTTCAAGCGCAACAGCGAAGCGCTGGAAGTGCGCCTCGTCGCCCCAGTGCTGGCCCGCAGTTTCGTTCATCAGGGTGGCGATTTCGTTGTCCTTCATGTCTTGCTCCTTGCCCTGATCTCCGCTGCGCACCGCTGCGCGATGCCCTCGATGCTTGCGTGCTGGTCGCAGATGTCGGCGCAGGCGGCGCGTTCCATCAGCAACCTCTCCGTAATCTGCGCGCGGAGTTCGCCCAGCAGATCCTCTGTCGTGTCGCCGTGCCCGGTGGCGTAGCCCATGCTACGCATCCATGCGGCGACTTTCTCGCGTTGGGCTGCGGCGACGATGGCGGCGAAGCGTTCTAGGAATTGCGTCGTTTTGACTGCGTATAACACAGTGTTTTTTCCGTCGTCACGACTGATTGAACCATCTTCAGTAGCGGCTTCCCGCGCCATACGCAGGATGTCTTCTTGGGTCATGTTTTGCTCCTCTCCGGCCACGATGCGGGCCGCTCGGTCCATTCGATGTCGCTCATGGTAGTCCCCACCTCTGCAGCACCCTCGGCATCCTCGGCCGTCCAAGTGATGTGCGCTGCGCAACTCCACCACTCACCGTTCCACCACCGCAGCAGCTCTAGATTACGGCGGCGGCTCGCCGGCCACCAGCCGACAGAAGGCGGTGGGCCTTTGTGCCATGTGGTCATGTCTTCCCCCTAATCCACCGCCACAGCGGCAGCAGTGCTAGTCCGTTGGAGAAGCCGCGCAGGAAAGCGCGGAGTTTCATGGCTTGTTCCTCTGTGCCAGCATGGCGTCGGCAACCATGTAAGACAACGAAGGTATTTCACCTACGTCATCTCCAGCTTCGGCACCCGCACAAAATCCCTGCATCGCCTTCGCCGCGAAGTAATCGCGCAGGGTCATGCCTTGAAAGTTAGCCATTCCGTTGGAATCACACCAAAACGGAAACGCCGGTCCTCCGGTGTCTTTCATTTCTGCTCTCCTTCCGCCCGTGCGATGGCGGCGCGGGCGTTATGCAAAGCCATACCGTATGCGTTTAAATCCTGCGCAGTGGTCAAGTCCTTCAACGCCTTTAGCAGTTCCTGATTCACCGCAACCAGCCGTCGCAGTTCGGATGCGGCAGGGTGATACAACACGTTGCCGTCACAGAACGCGGCCAGCCGCAGGGCTTCGGGTTGGTCAGCCATTGTTTCGCTCCTTCAGCTTGGCCTCGATGGCGCGGGCAAGCCAGTTCACTGACTTGTGCCCTTTGACCATCGTGTGCGACAACTCGTTGATCTCCTCCTCCGTCAGCCCCTGCCACTCACGACGATGCGTTTGTTGCAGTTGCCTGAACTCCATCAAAAACGCACATTTCTCGCAGTACAGATGAGTCGGCACAGAGTGTTCACAGACGTCACGGTTCATGCGTTCTTCTCCTTCAGCTTGGCCTCGGCGAAGTAGACGCCTTGTCTGAATGACCAGTTGCACAGGTCTTCTGTAGGCAGTTGATCTCGACCGTCATTGATCTCCCATTCCTTCAATCCTCGCCACTCGCGGCGGGGTGGGTTGCTCTTGATCTTTTGCAGCAGGGCCACCCGCTCCATGTCCCAGCCCTTCTGTTTCTCAGCCATCGTGCGGTTTGCAATGCCGTCGCACTGCGAGGCGTGGCGCAGTTGAACCTCAATCATCCCGTCGATCAGTTCAAGCTCTCGGTCTGTCCACGCCACCGGTTCCTGCTCCGTCTCGCGGCGGGGTGGGCGTGCATATAGCGGCTCGGTGTACGTTGCCGCGCGGCCTTTGCCACCGAGACCGTAATCGGTCTCCCACGCGGCCCTGCGTGCAACGCTCACGATGTCATCCGTCGCGGGGTCTCGCCACGCCCCCGGCTCCTGCTCCTCCTGCGCCAGCGCGGCGCGGAGGGCGCGGGCGTAGTGCTTCAGGTCTCCCAGATCGCCGTTCTCGTAGTCGCTCACAAACTGCTGTGCGGTTTCTCTCAGGTCAGTCATCTTTCATCCCTTGCAGTTTTTGCAACAGTTGCGCAGCGGTTTGTCCGCTGGCTTCCACCTTCTCTTTCCATGCCAAGACGTCTTGGCACTCCTTGTCCAGCCGCGCACGCACAGCCTCAATTGCCCTGTCCCAGCCTTGATCAGCGCCGGTCCACCGTATCTGCCCAAGCTCCTTCCAAATCCGCACAAGACGGCGGGTTTCAAGCCACGCCAGATCATCGGTAGTCAGTTGAAGGGGGGTGGCAATCTGCCCCCCTCCTTTGAACTCAACTTGTAAGGAATCCTTACCAGTTGCCTGCTCCTGCTGCGCCAGCGCGGCGCGGAGGGCGGGGATAACTGTTCCCGCACGATCAGCTTGCCGCCGGCTGTCGTTGCTCCAGTGAATCTCAAACAACGCCTCTAGCGCCTGCTGGGCGGCTTCTCGTAGGGTGGTCATTCCGCCTCCTCCTTCCTCTGCCGAGCCTCATAGGCCAGCACATCGACAAGCCGGTACATCACGCGCCCCTGCTGGGTGCGGCCGAGCCGGATGAACGCCGGCCCGCGCTGATTGGCGCGCCAGTGGCGCACGGTGCGCTTGGCCACGCGCCATCGCTCGGCAAGTTCCTGCTCGGTCAGCAGGGTGTCATTCGTCGTCATCGGTATTCTCCTCGGCAAACCACCAGTCCTCGATGTCAGCGGCGATGTCGTGCGCCTTGCCGGCGGCCTTGCCGTGCTCCGGGTGGCTCAACAGCGGGAACGAAAGCTCATAGATTGCCACCAGCAGGCGGTCAATGTGCTCGCGGGCGGTGCGGGCTCGGTCGTCAGCGACGGCGTACATGTCCTGCACGGCCTGCAGCCGGTAGTGCAGCGCCGCCTCGGCTTGGGTCATCACTGGGGTGCTCATACGGTGCCCTCCTCGGCCTGGACGATTTGCGGGTCGCCGGCAGGCGGTTCCTGCTCGGAGCGGATCTGGTCGGCGCGGCGCTTGGCCGCAGAGATGATGCGGTCGCGGTCAAGGCCCTTCGGGACGCGGCGCATGTCCGCACGCAGCAGTTCGAGGCCCTCCAGCGTGCTGGCGAGCTCAATTGACTCCAGCAATTCGTCAACGTCAATCAGGCCCTCTGGGGGCTCAGGCGGTGCGGGCGGTGCGGGCGGTGCGACCTCGTCCACAGTGCCCATGTCGCGCATGCGGACGGGTTCGCGGGGCTCCATGTCGCCGACTTCCTCGGGCGTGTAGGTTCCGACCAAAACGCCCGGAAACACGGTGCGGATGCCCTCAGAGATGCAGCGCGAGCGCAGCATCTGGCGGGGGTAGGACTTCCATGTCGGGTTGCGTGTCAGGCCGGCGTCCTGCGCCATCTTGACGGTCCACGCGATCTCCACGCTGCCGCCAGACGGGTGCGAGAATTTGCCGACGACCTTGGTGTCGGTGTACTCGCCCCACTCCACCTTGCCGCCTGCGGCTTGGAAGCGTGCCAGCATGGCGTCTGCACGCAGGGCGGGGCGGCCGTTGATGACATGGTAGTCACGCGCGGCGATGGCGGGGTGCAGGCCCTCAGCCTGTGCGATCAGCATCAGGGCCATTGCTTGGTCGGGCGTCTTGACTCCGAACAGGCCGCTGCGGGCCACGCTGACGGCCATGCGTTCGATCTGGTCTACGGTTGCGAGTGCGGTCACGGGTGTTACTCCTGTGGTAGTTGAACGGTTTCAACATGCTCTTTATAACCTTGGCTGCGGCCGTATTCCTTTTCAAGCATTTCATCAATTTGCTCGCCAAGCTCAATTAGCTTGGCGCGGCCGCAGTGCCTTAAAACAAATTCAAAAATTAACTCCTCTATCTCAACTCGTTTGGACATTTCTATATCTGATTTTTTGCACTCTTCGTTTCTCTCCTCAACAAGTTGATCCTTCAGGCTTTTAACCAGCAAATCATAGGCTTCAGCCATGAACACCGGCGCGTATGCGTTTGACATTGGCGCTCTCCAAAATGGGGCGGTTTCCCGCCCCGTGGGTTCAGTCAGTCAGGCCGGCGGGTTCGTCGGCGGGAATCGCCTCGGGCAGGCCCACGGTCTCCACCATGACGCCGGAAGCCATCAGCGTGATGATGTCGTCGTGCGTGGCGGGCGCGATCACGAACTGCGGCGTGACGTGGCGCAGCACGTCTGCTGCGGTGTAGGCCCGCACCAGTCGCTCGTTGCCCTCCGCGTCCATTACGGCCCAGGCCTTCAGGGTGCGCACATAGGTGCGCTTCTTGGTATCGCTCATTTCTTGCTTTCCGCGAGACGCCGCAGCGCCTCGACTTGGGTGCCGACCTGCTGCAGGAAAGACGTAACCTTGGCTTCCAGGTCGGCAATGAAGCCAGGGTCACGGTTGATCCGCTGAATGTGCAACTGCAGTTCAACGGGCATCCGGGGATCGAAGGAAACAAAATCGCACCACTGGCGGCCAGTGATCCACATCTGTCCCTGCACCTGCGCGGCGTGCTCTGACGGCATGCCGTTAAGCAGCGTTTCGATATGCACGGCGCTGTTGAACGGGCACTTGATCTCGATCAGCCCGTCCCAGTCCACCAAGCCATCCGGGCTGCAGCCCGCCAGCAGCGTGTCGTGCGCGACGAAGCCGGTTTCCTCGACGCTGGTGCCGGTGACGCGCTCGTAGGCTGCGCGCGCTGCGGGTTCCTGCTCGGTGCCCCACTGCATCGCGGCGGTGGCGTAGCGCTGCGCCGGCTGCTGCGTCAGGCGCTCGACGACCAGTTCGGTGGCGTAGTCGCGCTGGGCCTGCGCCGGGGCGCCGGATTTCAGCGCAGCAATGGCGTCCTTGAACCGGGACGCCGTGGCTTTGCCGATGCGGGCGGCGTACCAGTCGGCAGTGCGCTGGTCTGCGGTTTCGAGGATCATTCCGTCCGCTCCTCGTCAATGATGCTGATCTGCTCGGGCTTGCCCTCGCTGGCAGGAAACAACGCGATCTTCGTCTCTCGGCCGTCAGCGTCCGTCAGGACGATGTGCCGCCAGGTGTAGCCCTCAGCGCTGATGCGACGGTCGGCGCGCACGCTGACGATCTGGTGGATGTGGATGGTGGTCATCTCAAATCTCCCAGTCATACGGGTCAGAATCGGGCTCGCTGCAGGCGAACATCGCGTCTGCGATCTGCTGCACCCGGTGCTCGTTGTGCGCCAGAAACCGCGATTGCAGCTCGAAACGAGCCGCATCGGCCTGAGCCCGCGTGCCGGCAAACAGGCATGCCAGCAGGACGTCTGCGTGAGCCGCCGACATGTCCTCCTCGCGGACGTTCATGACGTCGAACGCGGCGCCCTCGCGGGCAGTCGAGACAACTGAGAACCACAGTTGCCAGTCTGCTGGGCAGGCCAGCAGGTGGTCGCGGGCCTCGGCTTCGTTTGGGTGGTCTCCGTTGTAGCCGGGAGGGTATGCGGGCCACGTGGCTTCATCGCCAGGCCCGTAGGTTGTCGTGTACATTGTCTGGACTCCTGTGTCGCGCTCGCATCGGCGCCGACGCATCATGCCACTTTGTGCCGCTCTGCGCCTATTGTTGACAGAATTGCGGGGGCATTCTGCGCGGGTTGACTGCGGCAGCGTGGCGGGCTGACACTTGCGGCCCCGACAGGAGGACAAAGTGACCCCCCGACAACGCGACGCACTACACGTCGTCATGAACTACCAGCCGGTGACGACGGCAAACGTGGCCGCCCACTTGGGCGTGCAGAAGAACGCCGCCAACAGATACCTGTTGCATCTGAAGCAAGCCGGTTTCGTGGTCGCGGACGCGATCAACAAAAACAATGTCTGGTATCGGGCGACGCGCCAAGCGGAGGTAGGCGCGACCGCGCGGCAGGCGTATGAGCAGGCGCCGTCAGTCTGGGCGTATGCGGCGCGGTGCGCCGCGCAAGGGGCGAAGCGATGAGAGGCCGCCGCACCCTGCGCGAGGTCATGCAAGACCATCAGCGCAGCGAGGACACCCTCGCCGCCATCTGGGGCAAGCCGCGGCGTGAACTGCCGATACCGCCCGAGCCCCCGAAACGCGCCCCAGCGAAGCCCAGCGGCGAGCCGTCAGAGGCGCAGATCCTGCGGGCGATTCTGTCGCTGCTGCGGCATCACCCGAAGGTCGCCAGCCACTGGCGGCAGAATTCCGGCACCTTCGCGGAGCGCAACCGGGACGGTTCGACGCGGTACATCCGGGCGAACACCGCCAAGGGCATGTCAGACATCATGGGCGTGCTGAAGGACGGCCGCACGCTAGCCATTGAGGTCAAGAGCCGCACTGGGCGCATGCGGCCCGGGCAGAAGGAGTTCCTTGCCACGATCCGGCAGGCCGGGGGCGTGGCGGGGGTTTGCCGCAGTGTGGACGATGCTGTGAGGCTGCTGGGTGACGCATGAGAAAACTGCTTCAACTTCCAAAAAAAGCAGATCGAATCTATAGAAAACCCCTGCGCACGTTTAAGGAAATGGCAGAGGAATTTGGTGTAAGCGAACAGGCTTTGGCTGTTTTTTTGGGGACAAGAGACGGTCCGAAACCGGAAATAAGATCAACAGGGAACTGCGTTGTAAATAGGACATGGTACGACCCGACTGAAATGCGCCGCTGGTGGAAAAGTATTCAAGAGCCAAAGGGTGACGCATGACTCGCAAGCGCAGCACCTACCGCCCTCGAGGCGTCAACCCCACGGCGCACCTTGTGGCCATCGCAGGCGCCGCCCTACTCACCCGCGACGACCGCACAGTCTGGGCGCTTCAGATGTACGACGCACTCGACGCAGTGGCCAAGGGCAAGGCCCAGCGCCAGCAGTGGGGCGTGATTTTCGACGCCGTGAATCTGGCGGAGGAACTCACGCGCATGGGCCTGGCATCCGACCCTGACGGCGTGATCGCAGACGCGCAGGCAGCGTGCGCCGAGATCATCCGCCGGCAGCAGGCGACGGGGACGCGGGCGGTGCGGGCCGGGGAACTGGCGGCGCTGCGGTGTCTTGAAGTCGCCATGATCGACATCTTGGCCGCAGTCACGCACTCGGAGCGGCTCCGCGCCGAGGTGCGCATCCGGGCTCGGACGCGGGAGGCGCAGGCCGGCAGGATTTCGGGCGCCGAGGTGATTGATCCGGCGGTTTTGGAGGGGAAATGAAAGTACTCGTAGCCTGCGAATACAGCGGCACCGTGCGCGATGCGTTCCGTGAGCGCGGGCACGATGCGATGTCGTGTGATTTGCTGCCGACAGATGCGCCGGGGCCGCACTATCAAGGCGATGTGCAAGAGATATTGCGCGACAGCTGGGATCTGATGATCGCGCACCCGCCCTGCACGTACCTGAGTGTCAGTGGCATGCACTGGACGCGGCGCGGGTTGCGTGATGAGCAACTGACTCACGATGCGCTGACGTTCGTACACATACTGATGGATGCACCGATTCGGCGCATTGCCGTTGAGAACCCGGTCAGCATGATTAGCACATGGATTCGCAAGCCTGAGCAGATCATCCAGCCGTGGATGTTCGGGCACGATGCGTCGAAGAAAACCTGCCTGTGGTTGCAGAATTTGCCGCCATTGCGGCCGACGCAGATCGTAGAGCCACGCATCGTCAACGGACGGAAGCGCTGGGGCAACCAGACCGACAGAGGCCAGAACAGACTTTCGCCGTCGCCGGATCGTTGGAAGATCCGCAGCACAACATATAGCGGCATCGCCGCAGCGATGGCCGACCAGTGGGGCAACGAATGACAACGAAACTCGATTTCTCAGCGCTCGCGCAGCGCCTGCTCATCAGCGCCGACACGCTGGTCCCCCAGTGGCTTCCTGGCGGCAAACGCCGGGGCCACGAGTGGATGTGCGGCGATCTGGCCGGCGGTGAGGGCGACTCCTGCTCCGTCAACCTGCTCAGCGGACGCTGGGCCGACTTCGCCGCTGGCGACAAGGGAGGCGATCTGATCGACCTGTATGCGGCTATCCATGAGATTGATCTGGGCGAAGCGTATCGCCAACTGGACGGCACGCCAGCAGCGCCAGCGAGGCCGCAGCGCCCAGCGAAACCGCAGCGGCAGGTTATCACGCCGGTCCCCAGTGAGGCTGCGGACTGCGACTGCAGGCATCCCATATTCGGCGACCCGTCGCAGATATGGACGTACTACGACGGCAACGGCGACGTTCTGGGCTACGTCGCCCGCTACGACCCGCCCGGGGAGCGCAAGCAGATCGTCCCCTGGACGTTCAGTACCGACGGCTGGGGCATGGGCCAGTGGCCCGTCCCGCGACCGCTGTACCGCCTGCAGGAACTGGAGGCCCGCCCCGAGGATCCGGTGCTGGTGGTCGAGGGCGAGAAAGCCGCCGACGCAGCGGCAGGGCTGACGGGCTCGCCTTACGTCTCATGCACCTGGCCCGGGGGCGCGCAGGCGCTGGGCCGCGCGAACTGGCAGACGCTACGGGGCCGGAAAATCCTCCTGTGGCCCGACGCGGATCAGGCCGGCATCGAGGCTATGCAGCGCCTGGCGGCCATCCTGGCGCCTATCGCCAGCGAGGTCAAGATCATCGACCCCACAGGCCAGCCTGACGCATGGGATTGCGCCGACAGCGGGTGGACCCGATGGTCCGACGCTCGGGCCTGGATTGCGCCACGGGCAGCGCTGTACGGGCCGCCGGCACCGGAGCCCGCAGAGCCAACGCCGGCAGAGCAGGCGGTGGCGGCGCGGGACGTCAGCACGCTGGAACCGGCAGAATGGTACGCGCGCTGGGCTTATATGATGCCCGACGATGGCTTCTTCGATCTGGTGGAGCGCACCGAGGTAAGCCGCTCAGCGTTCAACGCCCTGTATCGCTCGGTCAGGTGCCATTCAATCCACGCCAGCACCAGCGGCGCGGCGCGCAAGATCGAAGCCTCCGTCAGCTTCGACGAAAACCGCGCTGCAATGGGCGCCCGCGTCCTGGCCGGCGCGACCTACGCGCCTGGGGCGTCAACGCTGTGCGAGCATCAGGGGCAGGCTTTCGGTAACAAGTGGCGCGACGGCAGGCCCGTGATTACCAGCAGCATCGACCCGCAGCCGTGGCTGGATCACGTTGAGAGACTGATCCCTGATCCTGCAGAGCGAAACCACATGCTCGATGCCTTCGCTTTCAAAGTGCAGCGCCCCGGGGTCAAGATCAACCACGCGATCCTGATCGGCGGCGTGCCTGGCGCGGGGAAAGACAGCATGATCGCGCCCCTGCTTTACGCCATCGGCGGCGAAAACAAAACCAATTGCGCCTCAGTCGAAACCGCAGAATTACAGGATCAATGGGGATACTATCTAGAGAACGAGTTGATTATTTTTAACGAACTGCGGCAGAGCGAGGCTGTGGACCGCAGGGCGCTGGAAAACCGCCTGAAACCGATTCTCGCAGCGCCGCCGGAACTGCTATCGGTGCAGCGGAAATTTGCGCATCCGATACAGGTGCGGAATCAAGCGCTGGTGCTGGCGTTTTCGAACTACCGCGATGCAATAGCGATACCGTCAGATGACCGACGATGGTATGTTTTGTGGACAGATGCGCCCAGAATGACCGAGGAGGAATCCACGCGCCTGTGGGGCTGGTTCGCCGCGGGCGGACTGCAAGCCGGGGCGCTGTATTTGCGGCAGCGGGATGTGTCGCGTTTCGCGCCCGGGGCCACGCCGCCGTGGACCGAGGCGAAACAGATCATGGTCGCCACCAGCCGCAGCGGAGCGGAATCGTGGCTGGTGGACCGCATCGAGAAGCGCATCGAGGAATTCCGCCTCGGCGTCATCAGTGGCCCGTGGCAGCCGCTGGTGGATCGCCTGCAGAATCAGGCGCCGCAGCATATCAGGCTGAACCTGCAGGCCCTGCAGCATGCGCTAGCAGAGGCGCGGTGGCAAGACCTCGGCATGTGCAAATCGCGCGCCAACCAGACCTCGCGCCACTGCTGGGCGTCGCCGGATTGGCGCGGGACGAAATCGGACGCGCGCGACGCGACCGAGACGCATTTAGCGGCTATGCCGACGCCGATGCGGCGCGTGGTCTGACCGGCTCCGCGCGCCACTCCAGCGCAACGCTGGCGGGTGCGTGGCGCCAACGCCCGTACATGGCCAAAACAGCGGCGTCCTCGGCCAGATACCACGCGCGCAGGGCGTCGCGGTCGAACAGGGCGCCGAAGCTGCACGCCTCGGCGGCGCGCCAGGCGGCGATTGGGTCGACGCCGGATTCTGCGAAAAAACGTTCAGCGGCAGCGATTCCGGCAGCGCGCAGATTGGGCGGCGCGTCGCAGTGGGTCAGGACAAGCATTCTCGATGCTCCGAAAAAAGGCCCCCGGCAGCGATGGGCGCACGATCCGGGGGCGAAGCCGGCAGAGCCGACAGGAGGAGACAACGGTCCCGAGAGGGACCGCGCGATTATAGGTCCAACAGGACCGCCAGCAGCAGGGCCAGCAGGATTGCGAGGAGGGCCAAGATCACGGCGCACCCGTCAGAAAACAATTACGGCGCAACCCCACGGGTAGCAATGATCTGTCTCGCCATCAAAGACCCCGGCAGAGACGTAATTCTCAACGGCCATGCGGACGTGATCAAATTCCGCTTGCGTCGGGTCCTCCCAAATCTGCTCCGGCGTGCGCCCCGGGCCGCTGACGGCGTGAATCGCCATGGCTACGGCCGGGTGAGTCTCGCGGCTGGCGGCCCACTCGCGGCTAACGGTGGGGGTCGGGTACTGCAGCGTGTGCATTTTCGTTGCTCCTCAAAACAGAGCCGGCTCAGCATCGGCCGGCGGGATTACGCGGCCCACAGGGCGCGCGCAGGGGGGCATGCTGGGGTAGTCCAGCAGCGCGGGCGGGAAAGGCCACACAGGCCCGCGTAGGGGCTCGGCGGGGGTGTCGGGGGCGGGGGGCTGCATCAGGCCTTCCACGCGCCGTGCAGGTCATCAAACGATCGCCAAGACGTCAGGACCGAATCGGGGCGATAGTAGGGCTTCGTCGCGCGGATGCTCACGCGGCGCATTTCGCGCCGCTGGCGGGCGTTGCGCGCCACGCGCTCGGCGTCTTGATGGGTCTGGCACTCGATCACCAGCTTATTGATCTTGCCGGCAGCAGCGCCCCAGCCGGACATGAATTTGTCGGTCATAGTCACGTAGAACATCGTCGTCCTCTTTGTCTGCGCCACCGTGGCGCATCCTAGAACCCCGCGCGCGGGGCTCGGTGGATGCGTCAGTCTTCGACAATCTCGGCGTGCAGCGTGTCACCGACCCACGCCGTCTCGGTCACGCGCGCGCGGCGCGATGCCGCCAGATCGGTAAGCTCGGCTAGCGCATCGGGGGCGGATCGCTCGATCCAGTCCAAGACGTCGGCATCGGGGCCGGGGGCGGATTGGACGCGGATGCTCAGGTATTGCATGGCGGGGGCTCCTTACAGCCCAAGTGCCACCAGTGCGCCCAGGGCGAGGCCGAATGCGACGGCGAACGCCACGCAGGCGGGGGTCAGGGGGGTGTCGTGCATCGTCT